TGAAAAACCCATTAGGGTTTTAGATTGGGATAGAGGCGTTGAATCTACATGGCGCGAATGCCATGATGCAACAGATAGAATACAGATATTTTGTCCTATTGTTATGAATGCAGATAATCAAATTGATATTACTAAAAGCGAAGATAATTCACATGACTTCGTTAGATATGTAAGACAGGAGATTCAAGATGGATTGGACCCTATTTTTATTATTGATGGTGTTGATACTTGGTTTGATTCTTGTATTTACAAAGTTAATCCTAACCCTACAATCGTAACAAAAATGATGCCATATCAATATGGCCCTAGAAATAAAACGTTCTATCATTTGTTAGAAGCGATTTATAATCTAGATTGTGATGTAATTTATATTACTCACGAAATGGAAAGATATGTAGATAATGCACCCGTTGGTGTTCAACCTGCATGGAAAGATTGGGGTGGAAAACTAGAACAAGAAATACATTGTTATAGAAAGAAACTTAAGGGTCAAATATTATATCAAGCAGAATTAGTTGGTAGTAGAACTAACGGTAACTTAGTTGGTAAAGTATGGACTGTAAGAGAAGGTTCTCCACCTAATATCAAGTGGAATGGAATAACTGAATTACAAGAAGGCAAGATATAATGGATATAAATGAATATCAAAGGGCTGCATGTGAAACTGCTATCTTTCCTAAAGATAAAAGTTTAATGTATCTTACTTTAGGTGTTTGTGGTGAAGCCGGTGAAATTGCCGAAAAGGTAAAGAAACATATTAGGGATAACACATCGCATCATCAATTAAGAGAATCATTGATTCTTGAAATAGGTGATGTAATGTGGTATCTCGCTAATTTAGCAGATGCTATACATGTTGATATGGCATGGATTCTTACCGAAAATATTGAAAAAATTAGAAGTAGAATGGAAAGAAATAAATTACAAGGTAGTGGTGATAATAGATGAAATTTAATTGTGATGCAAAAGAACTTATGGATGCAATAGAATCAACGACATTAAAAGGTAAATACAAATATGGTGATGGATTAAAATCTAAATCTATTGGTGATTACTGTTATATGAAAATAACTGGTAATGAATTAACATTACAAAATTCAGATAACACAACAGCAGTAAGAGTAAAGTTAGAAGTAGATGGTAATGAATCTGGTCAATGCACAGTAGAAATATCTAGAATGATTAAGTATTTGAAGAATATTAAGGGTAGTATTACCTTTACTAAAACAGACCATATTAAGATTAATTCTGGTAATGCTAATGTAAGTTTGCCTGTTGTTGTTGTTCATCCTAGCATAGATATGATTATAAAACATGAAAATAGAATTAAGGATATTGAGTTCGGAACACCTGAATATTTACCTGCTTGGGGCAAAGTAGAATATGAAGCCGGTATTGGTTTAAATTCTAAAAATATTCAAGAGACAATGAAAGCAGTTGAAAGTGTAGGTTCTGGTGTATTTAAGTTAGATTTTGATGGAGAATCATTAACTATATCATCATCTAAATTGAATGAATCTTATTCAGAAGTTCTTGAGTTTGGTGAAAAACTATGGGCTGCTTATGGAGAAGAAGCAACAGTAGAAGTTGTATTACCATTTCATAATTTTTATGATGGTATTTTTATGATGTATTTGAAGGATGAATGTCCAATTTTGTTCGATGATGGAAAGTGTTCTATTATTCGTGCGCCTTATATGGGGAATTGATATGATAGTTTGTTATACTGATAGTGAAAACATTATTCGCCTTAGATGGCGAGATGAAGAAGGTAATAGAAAATCAGAAGATGTTTCTGACTTTAGACCTTATTTCTTTATTAAATCAGATGAGATGGAATATCCTTATTACACTGTTAAACAGGGAAGAACTAAAGTTGCAGTTGATTATCAATATGAACATGGCGATTGGGTTAATCTTAATGGTCAATCATTGAAGAAAGTTATAGTAGAAAAATCATATGATATGAAAACTGCTAAATCAAAATGGCAAGATACTTATGAAGCAGATGTTAAATTTCATTATAGATATTGTGTTGATAAATTACACGATATGCCAGAATATAAACTAAAGAAATGGTATTGGGATATGGAATGGTTGCCGTCAGAACATGAACATGGTGATGCAATTACTACAATTGTAATGTATGATAATTATACAGAAAAATATACTACTTATGTTTGGTTTCCAGAAGAACGTCTTGTAGAATTTAGTGAAAGTATTAGAGTTTTTAATACAGAGCAAGAACTTTTATTGGCTTTTGCTGGCGATATGATGAAGGCTGACCCCGATATGCTTATTGCATGGTTTGGTCTTAAATTCGATTTACCTAAATTAATAGAAAGAATGGCTCATAATAGTATTGACCCTAGAATATTATCCCCTTATCATGAAGTTAAAGGTGTTGGATTTAGAAATGGTAAGTTTACTATTGGTAAAGCAGTAAATAATTACGGACCTATTCAACAACCTATTCGTGGTCGTATTACTTTAAATTTAGATTTGGCTTTTGAAAGACAATGGAATGATGCTCAAAGAGGAACTCTACCTTCTCTTTCATTAGATTATATTTCTACTGAAGTTTTAGGTGAAAAGAAATTAGTGTCTGAAAAGTTCCCAGATAAAAATGAGTTTTTCTTGAGGGCTTGGTTAGAAGATACAGAAACTTATCTAGATTATGCAAAGAAAGATGTTGAATTGATGGTAAGGATTGATGAAGAAAATTATACTTCTGAAGCAATTTTATCATTACAACGATTACTAAAAGCACCTTTTGATGCATGTTTCTATGCTAGTAATATGGGAAGTATTTATTTTATGCGAAATGCTTCGTGGAAAGCACCAACAGGTAAAAAGGTAGAAAACCGTGTTGAATATGAAGGGGCTATGATTTATGACCCTCTTTCTGAAGGAACTAATGGATTACATTTTAATGTGGCTGCATTTGATTTTGCAGGTCTATATCCTTCTATGATGGTAGCAAGAAACATTAGTTGGGAAACAAAGAGTGTAAATCCTACTGAATTTGGTGTTAATATACTTACACCTAGAGATTTCTCAGAATGTAAACATAAATCAATGTTATTTTACAAAACAGATAAATTAGGATTATTACCTTCCGCAGTTCTAGAATTGAAAGAATTACGGAATGATTATAAGCGTAGAATGAAAGAGGCTTATGTTAAAGAAGACAAAGCAGAATACGCTAAATGGAATAACAATCAAATGGCTGTAAAAAGATTAATGGCTTCATTTTATGGAGTTACTGCTTTTCAAGGGTTTGGTTGGGCAGATGTTGATATTGCTGCATCAATAACTGCTAGTGCTAGAGAAGCAATAAGAGAAGCAGCATTTAAAGCAAAGGAGATGAATTAAAATGGAAAGAATAACACAATATACTAAATGCATGAGATGTGATAATGAAACAATGATACTTGAATCGAATACACAACCACCATATGATGAAAGAGCATTTTGCTCGGAATGTGGTCATACTGAAATTAGATATGCCTTTGGCGCATTTATTTTCAATAGTGCGGTAATACCTATAGATTCACCTTTTATTACCTCGTTTGAAGATTATATAAATTCAGATGAAAGTATAGAAAAGGTAAAGATGTTTGTTGAATCATTACAGATGTTAGAAGTTAAAGAAGAGGAATAAATATGGATGTAGTTTACGGACATACTGATTCTATTTATGTAAAGATTGATTCCGTAGAACAAGCACAAGAAATTGTAGAAGAAATTAACGAACATGTTAAAACTAAATTTCCAAATGTTTTAGGTTTAGAGGAACACCCAGTATCTTTAGAGTTTGAAAAGTATTATCAAACATTAGGTGTTGGAACTACTAAGAATAGAAATGCTGGATTAATTTCTTGGAAGGATGGTAATTGGTTAGAAGAGCCAGAGTTTATCATGACTGGATTTACTGCTAAAAGAGTATCTATCACTCCACTAGCAAAAAGAACACAACTAGATATATTAAGAATGTGGGTAGAAAATAAACCTAAATCTGAAATTGTATCTTATTGTCGTTCTATTTATAATGATGTTCTAAAAGGTAATATTGACCTTAAGGATATTACAATGAGAACTAGATATAGACCAGAAAGATTTACAATGAAATGTAATGGTAATATTGCTAATGGTTGGAATACTAAGAAATGCAAAAAAACTATTACTTATGACGAAGCAATTAAATTATCCGAATTACAGAATAATGGTGCATCATTGAGATGTCCAGATTGTAATAGTAGTTACTGGACAACATTAGAAGGAAAACGACTTTCATTAGGAAGTGCAACAGAAGGTGCTGTAATACATGATATTATTAACCCTAATAATAAGATTACTGACTCATTTCTTTATCTCAAAATAAGGAATTCAAATATTGTATTTACCAATCCTTTGAGTGGTTTGCCTAGAGAAGCAAAGTATATTGCATTTAAGACAGTAGATGAATTACCAGAATACGAACCCGATTGGGCGCATTATGCTGAATCAGTAGTTAAGAAATCTGAACCAATATTTAGAGCAATGGAATGGGATATTACAGAAATAAAATTAGATGATAAACAAAGAAGTTTGGATGAGTGGTTTTGATGAAATGGTATGAAAAATTTACAAGTAAAGAAAAACCAAAAGAATCCGAAGAAATAAAAGAACTTAAGGAAAGAGTTAATAAACTACATGCTAGAATTATGCACATGGAACAATTCATAAATAAATTAAAAGAGGCGATGAAATGAAAGAATACACATATCAATGGAATAGTGATTGGGCAGATGATGAATCTAAACCAATACTTAAGATTACTAAATCTTCATTAGGAACATACAATTGGTGTCCTAAGAAATATGAATATAATTATATTCAGAAATTACCACAAGACCAAACAGAAGTTATGATTAAAGGTAATATTATTCACAATAGTCGTGAAGAGTTCTTTAATAAGTTTGATGTAGAGGAAGCGAAAGAAATGACTCCTGATGAATTATTGATGTATAGCACTACTCTTCATCCTATTGATGAATATCATGATATGTATGAAGTAATGGCAGCATTTGAAACACAAAGATTCTTGGAATCTAAAGAGCAAGA